GGCATCGACAGGGCAAGCACTTCGTGGCCGTAACTGGCAAGGCGTTCGACCGGATTTAATCGTCTGTGATGATCTCGAGGACGCTAAAACAAACGCAGCAACACCCGAACAGCGTGCGAAATTGCGTGATTGGTTCGCTTCGGTAGTAATGCCGTTAGGAGATCCAGCGGGTAAGAAAACGGCTATCGTTTATATGGGAACGGCGGTCGCTCTCGATTGCTTACTACTGAATATCCTCTATAAGCGTTCAGATTTCGAATCGAAAGTGTATCGAGCTATTATCGAACCTCCTACGCAAGAAGAATTGTGGGAGAAATGTCGTGAGATATACGTCGATTTCGATAATCCTAACCGAGCTGCAGACGCAGAAGCGTTCTATCAAGCTAATTACGATGCGATGAACGAAGGAGTAGTCGTATTGTGGAGAGAGTTCCAGCCGATATGGAAGCTCATGACGTGGAAATGGAACAATGGCTCGAAAGCCTTTAATACCGAATATATGAATAACCCGATTGACGAAGAATCTCGTATATTTGCTCCGGAGGACTTTACATATTGGGACGATATAGAGCCGAATAAGACGTTTAATCGCAGCGACTTTATTATTACGATGGGTATTGACTTCGCGATGGGTAAGCAAAAAGGCGATTATAGTGCGATTGTAACGACGGCAACCGAACGTAAAAGTGGCGTCCATTATATCATCGACGCATATGGGGCACGGATTACTCCCGATAAATTTATCGAGGTAATTTCGTCGAAGGTGCGAGAATTTACGCCCGACTCTATCGCGGCGGAAGCGCAAATGGCGCAAGAGTTCTTCGTCGATCAGCTAAAAGAACACTTAGCGATGGACGGGTATCCAGCACATGCGAGAGTTAAGAAGATAAACCAACGCTCGCGTAAAGAATTGCGTATTGAATCGATGTTACCCGATATTGAAAGCGGTAAAATCAGATTCAAGCGTAGCCATTCGTTGTTGCTCGAACAATTTGAGCGGTACGGCCAAGGAGCACACGACGATTTGCCCGATGCTGCCGAAATGTCTATCCGAGTTGCTAAAAAGAACAACGTAACCATAACAAATAAACCGGATTGGATGTATTAATTGAAAGGAGGAGTTACCAATCGGAATTTTTAGAAAAAGCGAGTCGGAGTTGCAAGAAAGCGGGGCAGTTACGCATACTGACCGACTGATTAAAGTCGGAGCACAATTCCCACCAGCAAACGCAATTGAGCGTATATCAAAATATCGAAGATTAAAAGGATTGTTCGACGGCAAACAAGGCGAAATTTACGAACGAGCAACGGCACTACTAAAAGATACGCCACACGCTTCCAAGCTAGAAGCTTTATATATCGCGTGTAACATTGCGGACCCTATAATTACGAAGCCGGCCGACCTACTTGTAGGTGAACCGCCTATTTTCGATAGTGGTTTAGCGGACGACACACCGCAGCAAGTAGCTATCAATAGTTACGTCGAAGAGAACGACATAGTAAAGCTGATACATGAATCGGCGTTATCAAACGGCTATCGAGGAGATGCCTGGATAAAAGAGAGGTATGACTATCGCCAAGATTTTAGCGCGTTGGCGGAAATTGGTGCAGAGCGCCCCGAAGATGCTGTAATGGAGCCAATCATCGAACACGTAGCAGCTGATTGTGTATTCCCCGAAACTGTAAGTGGGAATGTTAAAAAGTTTAAAGCAGTAAATATCGCAACTGTTGAGTGGGTGGTAAGCGCTAAGACGGACATCCCGTACTTAAACGTCGAACGCCATTTGCCAGGATATATTGTATATGAACGTTATCGATTGCAAACATTTGAAGGAGGAATCGATAGCTCTTATGGTTATCCGGTACAACTATTTAAAATCATCGAACAAGTCGCAACTGGCCGTGAAAATGACGTTGTTTCAACTTTCGTTCCTAACTTACTTGTACACCACATTCCGTATAAATCGGTTGACGACGATTGGCAAGGAAAAGGCACGCTCGAATCATTAGAATCAATTTTAATTGCGATTAATGATCGCCTAGTATCTATCGACTATATCTTAATGAAGCATAGTGACCCGATCATGTACGGCCCAGACCCATCAAGCGGAGGAACTGTTCGAGTTGGCGGCGGAGCTTATATTACGGTAAGTGACGAAGATGCCAAACCTGGCTATCTAACGTGGGACGGTAAGTTAGAAGGCGCATTTAAGGAACTCGAAACGTTGATAGGCATGGCGTTCCAAATCGCAGAGACTCCGCAATGGTTATTCGGAACAGTACTCGGCGATCAAAACGCTGGCGGTACGGGTACTTCACACACTGACGGGGCAGCGATTAAAGCTCGTTTTCTCCCAATTCTGTCGAAAGTGAAGCGAATTCGTGTACACTACGACCGTGCAATTAGGGACGCATTGTACAACTGTCAATTACTCGATATTGCCCACGGAGATAAATCGTTTGATCCCGTTTATCCTACAATTACTTGGCGCGATGGATTACCTATTAACGAGAAAGAGCAAGCAGAAATCATGGCAATGCGTTTAGGAAATAAACCAACGCTCGACGTATTAACTGCGATTAAGCGTACTGACGGACTTGACGACATGCAGGCGCAAGAGATTATTGACCGTATTGACGCTGACACAGAACGCGAGATGGGAACGGTCGACTCCTCGCTATTTAATGCGGAGGCCGACGAAGGGGCTGATAGCTAATGGCAAATTGGCCCGAAATCGACTTCTCGCAATCTACGGAGGATATCCGTAAGCAGTTCGAAAAGGCGCTAAAGGAAATACAAAGCGCTTTGCGGTCGTTCTTATTATCGGATGCGACTCGCAAGGACTTGCTTGCCACGGAAAAAGAAATCCGTCTCATATTATCCGACATGGAAAAATATATAGACGAATGGTCATCCGAAGCAGCGGAATCATCCGTCACACAGGCGCTTGTCGCTTCGTTATTAATGCTAGGACTCGCAGAAACCGTAGAAGAGGCTCGGGAGCAAACGAAATTAACGCGGAAACAAACAGCTTTACTCGATTACGCGGTCGAGTCGTTGCGAACGGACTTAAAGGCGGTAACTGCGAACCTGGAACGGCAAACGCGCTCAGTCATTCGTAGGTCTTATACGGATTCGATGAAGAGAACATCAACGCAAAGTCAAACGGAAATCAGCCGAGCAGCAAAACAAATGCTTGCTGACGCTGATATCGCAATCATAGATAAGGCGGGCAGGCGTTGGAAAACGAGCCATTATGTCGATGTTGTCACGAACACTCGATTAATGGAATCGTATCGCGAGGCGGTAGCACTAGATGGAATCAAGAACGGGAGCGGTCATGCTTATGTTTCGTACAATTCGAAAACTACGGATCGTTGTAAGGACTTTCACTATTCTATCGTGAAATTAGCGCCCGATATCGATTCAAAATATCCGTATTATCGCGACTTACCTCACCTATTTCACGTTAATTGTCGCCATTACTTAATACCGATAAAGAATCTTAATGACTTACCTGCTAATGTTCGTAGTAAAAACGGACTTTAATCGACTTGCCTTACGGAATGGCTCTAAACTTTCGGTCGTAACAAATCTATGAGCGACGGCTCTCAAACGGAGGTAATACGATATGATTAAAGAATTCAACGCTTTATTAACGTTAGATTTACAATATTTTGCGGAAGATGGCGGAGAAACTGGCACTGAGAGCACGACTGAGACGACGCCAAACGCACAAGAGTCCGCAGGAACGAATCTCGAATCGTCTGAGATGCAGACACCCGAGACAATTACGCTCACTCAAGCGAAGTTAGACGAAATTATCGCTAAACGCATTGCTCGAGTTGAGAAAAAATACGAAGGCTTTGACGAGCTGAAAACGAAAGCTACGGAATACGAAAAAGCGCTAGAAGAGAAACGCCTAGCGGAGCTATCCGAAAAAGAACGCGCAGAAGAATTAGCGAAGAAATACGAGGCAGAAAAGCAAGAACTAGCGGCTCAACTCGAAGCCATTCGCAAGCAGGCGCAAGAGGAACGTATTCGTAACGAATTTATTAAGGTAGCTACAAGCGCCAACATCGCTTACATTGACGATGCTATCGCACTCGCAGATTTATCCGCGGTAAATATCGACGAGGACGGAAAAGTTGTCGGAGTAGATGACGTTGTTAAAGCGCTTGTTGAAAATAAACCGTTCCTGGTGGCGAAGAAACAGGCGCATCCAATCGGAACAGCTACAAATGGCGGAGGAAATGCGCAAGCTGATCGTCCTGCCGAACAAATATTAGAAGAATTACGCCAAAAGGCTCGTAAGAGTGGTCGCATAGAGGACCGAGTAGCTTACGACAAAGCACGAAAACAGTTTGGGAAGTAGGACGGGCGAATATCGCTTAGTCCTTTTTATATGCGCAAATTTAGCGCAACAAAAACTAACAATATCGGAGGAATAACTTATATGAAAACGACAAACGAAATGAAAATGCTTTTACCTTTAGACATCCAATTCTTCGCAATCAATTCTACATTAATTGTAGGTAAACGCGAGGACGTAACGGAAAACCTATTACTTTTATCTCCACAAGAAGCACCAATGCTTGACTTAGTAGGATTTGGCGAAGCTACTACTCAAGACGAAATCGTATGGTTCGAAGATGAAACTTATGCTACTAAAACGACTGCATCTGCAGAAGCGTTAGCAGCAGCGACAACTTTAGCAGTTGCTGACGGATCAATTTTCGAAGCTAATACAGTAGTAAAAGCTGGCGAAGAATTATTAAAAGTTACAGCAGTGAATGGAAATAACTTAACTGTTGAACGTGGTTATGCGGGTACAACTGCAGCAACTATCGCTTCGGGAGCTAAAGTAGAGTTCCAATTCGTGGAGGGCGTTGAAGGCGCAAACGCTCGTCAAGCTCGCTTCAAAGCACGTACTCGCCACTCTAACGTAACTCAAATCTTTGACGGTACTATCACTATCACAGGTACTGCTGCGGCGGTATCTCAACACGGTATCGATGATTTATACGCTTACGAAAAAGCAAAGAAAGAGAAAGAATTAGCGCTTCAATTAGAAAAAGCTGTAATCAACGGTGTAAAATACACATCTCCAAACGGCTTAGTTCGTCAAATGGGTGGTATCCGTCAATTCATTCAAACTAATGTATTAAACGGAAGTGCTGTTGACGTTAGTACAGAAATCTTAAACGACGCATTCCAAGCAATTGCAGAAGCTACGGGTCAAAACGTTGGAGCGGGTTACAAAATCATCGTATCACCAAAACAAAAACGCGCTATCTCTCGTATGGATGCTGACAAAATCAACCTTACTCGCCAAGATAACGGACGTGGTCAAGTTGTTGACTACTTCGTAGGTGACTTCGGTGAGTCTGAAATTGTAGTTAATCCGAACTTAGAAGCAGACGAAATTTTCATCGTTGACATTGATCGCGTGAAAATCCGTCCACTACAAACTCGTCAATTCACGCACGAATACCTAGGAAAAACTTCTGACGCATTCTCCGGAACTATCGTAGGTGAATACACACTAGAGTTCCATGAGGAGAAAGCTCATGCGCGTATTAAAAACCTTAAAAAGTAATTTAACGTTATTTTAACGCAGAATAGACTCGGAAGTCATGAGCCGAATCGAACGCCGTACTACGCCTAGTGCGGCTTTTTGCGTTGCTATAAATTAGGCGGAAACCATAAAGGCGGTGGTTGTATGACAAAACTATACAAGGAAAAAGATTGGTTATGTACGGAGTACGTTACAAAGGATAAGTCAGCAGAGACAATCGCAAAAGAGTGCGGAGTAAGTAGTCAGACCATATTAAACTGGCTCCTTAAATTTGACATAGCACGTCGTGACACAGGGCAACGTAGTGTAGGAAAGAAAAAGAAATTACATCCTACAACTTGTTTAAATTGTTCTGTTCAGTTTTTTGTAGATATGCCATGCAAAGCGGACCCGACTAATAAACGTAAGTTCGTAAGAGCTTGTTCAAAAGAATGTACTAGCGCATTGAAGGCTAAGACACTGAAACGCAGTCACGAAAGAGGCTTAATGAAACGAGAAGTCGGCAATCGAAGGTCGCTCGATAGAGATATACTTATTCAACTGATTTGCTACGAACATAAGTATTTAGGAGAAGTAGCGAAAGAGTTAGGAGCTAAAAGCACCACATTAGCTCGCGAAATTAAGCGACTCGGCGTCCCTACTAACGAGTTTTATCGTATTTGCCCGCAATGTGACGAGCATTTTACGTGCACCATGCGTTGTCAAGTGGACTCTACGAGCAACAAGTTTAAAAAGTTCTGCTCACACGCTTGTTTCTTAAAGAGTCGAAGTAAAACGGATACATGGATTGAACGCGTGACAGCCAACTTCCTAAACGATACCCAAGTAGAATTTATTCCGCAGTACAGCATTGGTCGTATGACAGCCGATTTTTATATTCCGTCGATTAACTTAGTTATAGAAACAAACGGTGATTTTTGGCACGCTAATCCGTCCATTTACGCCGATATAGAATCGTTACACCCAATACAACGTCGAGCAATCGAAAAGGACGCGCGTAAAATGCGCCAACTTCGAGATAAAGGCTACGACGTTTTTATATTGTGGGAAAACGATTTGAAAACGAAGCAAGACGAAGTATTAAGCGGACTTCTTTCGTATGTTCGCGGTAAGGAGGCAGCATAAATGGCGAAATTCACTTCGCACTATCAAGCACTTGGCTTTTACGCCAACGGCCAATTAAAACGATTTAGCAACGGTCAGTACGTAACAGAAGATAAAGATGAAATCGTCGTATTAAGCGGTATGGCTGACGTAGAAGTTGTAGTTGAAGAACAGAAAACGGAGGCAAAGCCGGCACCAAAAGCGCCAGCACGTAAAGCCTCCGCAAAATAAAGGGAGGCGATTGCGTGGACTGGAACTTGGCGGAAGCAACCGAATATATACGTTTAAATGCGGTCGATAACGAGGATTTCTTAGCGGGCGATAGTGTAAGTCAAACTCGCTTCTTAAACGTCTCTCAGCGCACTTTAGCAAGGCGTTTTAAAGGCGCAATTATTCCCGTTGAGGCTACGTATTTATTTGCAGCAGTATTAAACGCAAATTACAACGATACGACAATTATGGCGCAGCGAGGAGTCGCGGGATTTAGTCTCGACGGCATCTCGTTCACGTTTAAAGATTGGGCGTTAAAGGACTTATCGGAGTTTATACCGGACGAAGTCGAGGACATGATTAACGAAGCAAATCCGGACTTAGACGGAGGCAACGGTCGAGTAAAGTGGGTGACGCTATAATGCCGTTAATACCACTGAAACAAACGGTTACGGTGCGGAGTTTTTCGGATGGAAATGACGACGGTTGGGGAACGGGTGGCTACGGCGAGCCTATCGAATACAAGGTTCGAGCAAGCGAAACTATCGAAAGAGTAAAGAATCAATTCGGCGAGGAAGTTGTCGCAAGTGTCAAGCTGACATTCGATAAGTACCCAGCAATCGGATATGACGACGAAATCACGTACACAAACGAAAATGGCGTAACCATTCAACGGAAGCCACTCTCGATAAAGCCGACACGTATGATAAACGGAAAAGCAACGCTTACAGCAATCTACTTATAAAGGAGGACGCTCATGGCGGACATAGTCGGAGAAATTAATAAAATTGGCGACTTACTGGCGAACGTTGGCGTCTCTCGCTTCTATAAGCAAGAGTTGCCGACTAAGTACGTCGCGAATACGATTGGCATACGTTGGCAAGGCGAGAACGATGATGATACTTTTTCGCAAGCTGCTTACGGAATCGACCGTATTTATCAAGTAGTATATTTCGGTTCGAACGAAATCGATTGCATAACGAAAATACAGAAAGTTCGCTCGGCATTGAAAGCGGACAAAAAGGTGAAATTGCGAGGCATTGACGACTATATGACGTTGGTGTCTTTTAATTTTGCACCGCCATTTAAGACGGACACGGACGGCGTTTACGCAGTTTCGGGCGTGTTAATGGTGAAGGTTTACGAGGCACGACCACAAGAAGCATATCCGAAGATGTCCGAAGTATCAACGGCACTTTATACGGAGAAAGGCGTTGCAACTTGGTCGGATGTCGAGGTGAATCCAGTTGAGTATTCGGATTTAGAAAATGCCGAATGGTCGGACGTGCGCGCAACACTCGCAAAAGTTGCGAAGGAAGAAAACGAAAATGGAGGCGGTAATTAATGGGAAACGGTGGACAATGGAGTGCATCCGGCTTGCCGGTACGTCCGGGTTTATACATCAACTTTAGAGATGCGGCTCTTGCTGCGATTGCTGGCGGAGGCACGGGCACGGTAGCTATGCCTATCTTTACGTACACAGGCGGTACGGCTACGGCTGGCAAATTCTATACGGTTGAATCCGTATCAGACGGTATTGCTCTAGTAGGTAGCGCAAATGCAACGCCAATTACACGCGTATTAGAGGGCGGAGCAAAAGAGGTGCTAGTTTACGCAGTGCCAGCGAAAGGCGAAGGCACAGAAACGGATCAATACGCAAATATGCGAGACGCTTTCTCAGTGCAGGACTTCAACGTATTTGTGTATCCGACGGTTGTTATTGACGCAGAACAAACGGCTACTAAAGCGTGGGTTGCGAATAATCGTACGGAAGGTAAGCACTTCTTATACGTGGCAGGCGGAGACACGGAAGATGACGCAGATATCGAATTAGGGAACGCTCGAAGCGTGCTATTAAAAGACGAATATATCGTCAACTTAGTAACTGGCGTCGTACTCGCGGACGGCACGGAATTGCAGTCAGCAGACTATGCGCCTTATATCGCGGGCTTAATCGCGGGCACTCCGATTAATAAGTCGATTACTTATAAGGAATTGCCTGTTGCTGACGTTACGTTACGTCTGAAAAACTCGCAAGTTGAGGACGCATTAACTAGCG